TGCGGATATAGCTCTTATGTCAAGTAGAAAAAATAACAACGATGCTACAGCGATCTTCATTAACCAGATGAAACCTTCAAAGGCTGGTCGATACTCAAGTAATATTGTGTATGCAGATGCATGTGAGGGAATGCGTACAGATGAACAAGCTCTGTATATTCGCAAACTATATGAGGATTACAAATGTGACTACATAGTTCTCGATACAAACGGATTAGGTCTTGGAGTTTATGATGCTCTTGCTAGAGATATGGTAAATCCAGATACAGGGGAATTGTATCCTGCATTGTCCTGCTGTAATAATGCTGAGATGGCTTCAAGATGTACTGTCGTAGGGGCAAAGAAAGCAATCTGGTCTATCAAGGCAAGTGCTCAGTTTAACTCGGACTGTGCGTTTATGCTCCGGGAAGCATTCAGAAGTGGACGAATGCGGCTTCTCTCTACTGAGTATGATGCAGAAAAATATCTTGCTGAAATCAGAGGGTACAACTCTCTTTCTGATTCCGACAAGATGGCGTTACAGCTTCCGTATATTCATACAACACTGCTTGTCGATGAACTTACGAAACTCTTATATGAGGAGTCTGGAGGCAAAATCAAAATTACAGAACGTACTGGAATGCGTAAGGATAGATACTCCAGTCTTTCCTACAACTACTATGTAGCTATGCAAATTGAAAATAAGATGAACAAACGTCAAAGTTTCGGAGATGGAGCGTCCGATATGTTCATCATTAAAGCTCCAAATTATAAAAGAAAGGCGGTGAATGGATTATATGGCGGAACAAAAGCAAGTTGGAGATTCTAGTGTCAAAGATTTCTCCGGTATGATAGGAATCTCTAGTAAGTTTGCTGTTTTAAACAGGTTGATTACCAGAGATCTTAATAACAATACTACTACCCCAACATTTTCTCTGTTTTCAAAAGAGGATGTACAGGGATATCTTGCTAACCCGTATACATATGAGAAACAGATTCGCAATGCTGTTACATATATATATGGTGCATCTTCTCATTTTAGAAGAATCATTCAGTATTTTGCAAGTCTGTCTGATTTAGCGTATGTAGTATCACCGTATAAGATTGACCCAAAATCTACAAATGCAAAAACGATAAACAGAAACTATCGTAAAGTGTTAAATGCTCTGTCAGCTATGAGCATTAAAACACAGTTCCCTAAAATCATCACCGTTTGCCTAAGAGAAGATACATTTTATGGAACAATGTGGGTAACCAATGACAATATCACTATTCAACAGTTGCCTAGTGATTATTGTGCTATATCCACCATTGAAGGAAACGTATTGAATGTATCGTTTGACTTCTCGTACTTTGATTCGCACAGTGCATTGTTGGAGTTTTATCCTCAAGAGTTTAAGACAAAGTACGCTGTATATCAGAAGCAGCGTACTTCCAGATGGCTCGAACTGGATTCTCCAACATCGTTTGCTATCAAAGTTAATAATGATATCCTTTCGTACTCTCTCCCACCTTTCATAGGTATACTTCGAGAGCTGTATGACCTGGAAGATTATAAGCAATTAAAGCTCACGAAGACGGCATTGGAAAATTATGCAATGCTTGTGATGGCACTTCCAATGGATAAGGACGGCAACTGGGGAATCGATTTGAATAAAGCAAAAGAATTTTGGCAGAACCTTGATTCTGTTCTTCCTGAAGAAGTAGGTTCAATATTAACTCCGATGCCAATCACTAAGATAGGATTTGAGAAATCAAATACCGGAGATACAAACACCATCTCTGATGCTGAACAGAACATATTCACATCTGCCGGAGTATCATCATTGCTGTTCAATAATGAGAAAGCATCTGCGAACGCGCTTGCGCTGTCCATTAAGGCGGATCAAAGCTTGACATTTGGAATAGTCAGAAGTATCGAAGATGCCGTAAATAGATTCATACAGGCACAGAGCTACGGGAAGAACTTCAAGGTTACATTCCTGGATGTATCTCCTTTCAACAGAAAAGAGATGGGAGACGCATACTTAAAAGCTGCTTCATATGGTCTACCAACTATTGCTATGTATGCCGCATCACAAGGACTTGGACAGGCAGAACTTGATGCAATGAGCTTCCTCGAAACAGAGGTAATGGGTCTTCAGGATATGTTTAGACCTATACAAAGTTCGACACAGATGAGTGGAAACATATCATCAACTGATAGTAATGCTCCGACTGATGAAGGAGGAAGACCGCAGTCAGACGAAACTGATCTGACAGATAGTGGAGAACAGTCATCTGAGCAAAGCTCAGACTGGGGATAGGCGGTGATAGTCTATGAAAAAATTCATATACGCTTTCGCAGAGTCGGATAGAGATACTCTCCTATCTCAAGGATACACACTACTGAAAGCAGATAATATCAAAAAGATATACGTATTTAAAAATAAAGACAACCTATGTTTCTCTGCTACAGATGGAACATTTGTATTGTCTGATACTTTAACATTTTAACCCGTATGAAATTTACTCATACGGGTTTTGTATTACGGAGGTTATAGATGAAAACAGAGATTTTAAATCTTACATATGCATCATCTTTAACCGATTTATGCGAGATTAACTCTTCTTTTGATTCCGGTATCTTACGTATTGCATACACAGGAGATAACAGAAATGGCAGCTCTATTTCAAAAGATGTTTTTGAGAGATGTATCAAAACAATCTACAACTGCCCTGTTGTATGCAACTACGACAGAGAGACAGACACACTCGGTGGTCACGACATGGAACTCGTTAGAAAAGACGATGGAAGTATGACCATTGTTAATCTGACACAGCCAGTAGGCGTAGTTCCTCAGACTTCAAAAGTATACTGGGAGTCTGTCGAAGAAGACGACGGTACTGTGAACGAGTATCTGTGTGCAGAGGTTCTTATTTGGAAAAGACAGGAAGCATATAGAAAAATTAAAGAAGATGGAATTACAGCTCAAAGCATGGAAATTACCGTCAAAGATGGTGAAGTCATCAATGGAGTTTACTGTATTAAAGATTTTGAGTTTACAGCATTTGCATTGATCGGTGTTGAACCGTGCTATGAATCTGCGTCTCTTGCATTTTCAAAACAGGATTTCAAACAAGAATTTTCTAAGATGATGCTTGAGCTAAAGGATAGTTTTAAAGATGTCACTACCTCAATAGAGGATGACAATATACACTCACACAAATACTCAATGGAAGGAGGAAGTAAAGGATTGGATAAACAGAATTTGATTGAAAAGTATGGCATTGATGTTAATACTCTTGATTTCTCCATTGATGATTTTACTGTTGAGGAGCTTGAAGAAAAATTCAAAGCAATCACAGCGGAAGGCACAAAAGCCGACCCAGAGATTGATACAGATAAAAATAAATTCGCCCTTACAAGTAATGTCGTTGATGAAATCATGCGAGCACTCGATGCTGAGAAAATCCAGTGCGAATGGGGAGAATGTAACAGATATTGCTTCGTAGATTGTGATTTCGAGGCTATGGAAGTTTACTGCTGGGATAGAAATGACTGGCTGCTTTACGGATTTTCTTATAAGACAAATGGAGACAGCATCGAAATTGATTTCGAGAATAAAAAGCGTAAGAAATATGTGATCGCTGACTTCGACGAAGGCGAGCAGGTGTCTCCTATTGCACAGGTATTCGAGCAGATGAAACAGGTAATCATTGATAAATCTGCTGCTTCTACAGAGTTTGAAGCAAAATATCAGAGTGCATCTGAGACAATCACTTCTATGGAGGCGGAGCTTGAGGAACTCCGTAAATTCAAGGCTGACACAGAAACAGCTACTATGGAAAATGCTCGTAAGTCCGAGATTGCTGAGGTATTCGCTAAGTTTGAAGACCTTGACGGAGTAGACGCATTTGAACAGCTGAAGACAGACTGCGACGCAGACTGCATGAAGTTTGAATTAGATGCTCTGGAAGAAAAATGTTACGCAATTCGTGGTAGACGTGGGGTTCAGGCAAAGATGAACTTTAGCCAGAAGGCTCCTAAACTGCCTATCGAAACACCTGAAAATAATAAAGCTGACCAGCCTTATGGCGGTCTTTTTGAGGAGTTCGGCTTCTCTGCAAAAGAATAAGGAGGTAAAAATTTATGGCTAACAAATATGGCGTTGTAAGAACAGACAACATGACTGGTACTGACGTTCGTAGCGAACTGGTGTCTGTTAAATATATGGGTGCAGACAAGAAAACTGCTACCGAAATTGAAAACGGAAGCATTCTGAAAGCTTCTGAGCTGATGGATGGAGAACGCGAAGTATTCATCGGAGAGCAGGTTGCAAAAGACACACCGATTCGTGAGGTTGTTCTGATTGCTGCTCCGGAAGTACCATACGACGAAAGACTTCGTAATCTGGATGAGTTTATCAATGAAGCTGGTAAAGCATGCAGAGGATACAGACTTCATTCTGGAAACATCTTTTCTGTAACAAAGGAAGCTCTGACAGGTCTTGCTACACCTCAGAAAGGTAATGTCGTAGAGCTTGCTGCAAAAGCTACAAAACTGAATGTCGCAGCTTCCGCTACTGACAGCACAACAACTGTTGGAAAGATTATCGACGTTGAAATCGCCGGTAGATACACATACTACGTTATCAAGGTTGACTAATTTTCTTAGTCAATCATGCTAACTTAATAATTTACAAGGAGGATTTTTATAATGGCTGAAATTAAAGATATTGTAAAACTTGCTGTTGATGGTTATAAAGGCAAAGTTGAAAAATATTCCGTAGGTCAGTCTCAGGAGCTGCTTAGACAGGCTCTGGTAGAGGCTAATGGCGGAAGTACCGTTCTTGATTACAAGAAAATCAGAGATGGTAAATGCACAGGTCTGTTCTCTCTTCTGGAGGAAACACTGAGCAGAACTGTTGTTGAGGGTCTTCAGGGCGATGAATACTTTAACGCACTGGTTGATTTTCGTAATGTTCCGGAAGGAGATAAGAATATTTTCCTCGTTGAAGATAGAAACCTGTTTGTAGTTTCTGAAGCAGCTGATGGCACTCAGGGTATCAGACGTCAGAGACTCGGTGGTGTATCTGAGGCATCTATTCCTACTTCTCTCAAGACAGTAAGAATTTATGAGGAACTGAACCGTGTACTTGCAGGTCGTGTTGACTTCAATGATTTCATCAATAAAGTGTCTGAGTCTTTCCGTCAGAAACTTCTGAATGATATCTACACACTGTGGAGTGGTGCAACAGCTGACCAGTTCGGTGGCACTACATACTTCCCAGTAGCAGGTGCTTATGATGAGGATGAGCTGTTAGACCTTATCTCTCATGTAGAAGCTGCGGCTAATGGTCAGCAGGCTACAATCATCGGAACAAAGAAAGCACTTCGCAAGCTCAAAGCTTCTATTCAGAATGATGGTGCTAAAGATGACCTCTACAACCTTGGTTACTATGGAAAATTCTACGGAACTCCTGTAGTTGCTACTCCACAGCGCCATAAAGTAGGCTCTAACGAGTTCGTATTCGATGATGATGTAATCACTATCATTGCTGGTGATGACAAACCGATTAAAGTCGTTTATGAAGGAAGTCCTATCGTTCTCATGGGCGACCCAATGAACAACGCAGACTTCACACAGGAATACCTGTACGGTGAGAAATACGGCATGGGTATCGTTCTTGCTGGTGGAAATGCTGGTGTTGGTCGTTACGAAATGAATGCGTAATCGTAACAAATAAATACAACGGGAGCTTTTGTGCTCCCGTTATGAATGGAAGGAGTAAACATGGAAAATAAAACTGAAACTCAGGTTGTGGAACAGAATGCAGTTACAGAATCCGTAACAGCAGAAGCTCCAAAACGCAGAACTCGCGCTAAAAAGGTTGCGGAAAAAACTGAACCAAAACGTATCATTCCGAAAGATATTGACCCGGATCAGTACGTAACTGTACGGAACGGATTCCAGGGAAAACTGGTGTATATCAGTAAACATACTGGAGAAAGATTCGTATGGGATCAGTTTGGTGCCGAACAGGAAATGGAACTTCGTGAATTGAAGAACGCAAAAAATTCATATAAGAAGTTCTTTGAAAATAACTGGTTTATGTTCGATGAGGACTGGATTGTCGATTATCTCGGTGTCCAGAGATTTTACCGTAACGCAGTACGTATTGAAGATTTTGATGAAATCTTTCAGAAGGATGCGAAGACAATCTCTGAAATAATCAGTGATATGTCAGATGGTCAGAAAAAGTCTGTGGCTTACAGAGCTAGAGTTCTTATTGCAGATGGTGCCATTGATTCCAACAAAGCAATCACTGCTCTGGAGGAATCTCTCGGAGTTGAGCTGGTTGAGCGTGATAGATAGGAGGGGTTCGTATGAGCGTTTCTTATGACGTATTCATCGGCTCATTTCTGGAGAAGGTAACCGAAAGAGACCTATTGTCTCTTGAAAAATCGCAAAGAGACAGCATCGTCACTGGTTACATGAAACGAGCAATCAGCGGTTTTAAGAAAATTTGTCAATATGATTTATCAACCACATCTGATGACGAAATAAGAGAATTCGATGTAGACATTCCGGAAGAAGACTTGATTGAAATTGCAGATATTATTTCTGAGGGAATGATTGTGCAGTGGTTAAAACCATATGTATACAGGCAGGAGTTATTAGAAAATGCTATCAATACGCAAGATTTCACAACCTACTCTCCTGCTGAACTGCTTTTGCGTGTAGGGAACGCATATGCAGATGCTAAAAAGGACTACACCCAAATGGTCAGGGAGTATTCCTTTAATACTGGAGATTTGACGGACTTACACTTATGAGTGGCGTAGTTACAGTAACAGGACAAACAGTCCGAAATAATCTCGTAAAGAATTATTTCCACGATCTCGTAAATCGATTTTTTAAGATTCTCCCTATGCGAGAAAATGGAGAAGAGTCATTGACAACATATATGCGTAGCCTGCGTGTCGAACTTATCGGAGGAAAGGGTTTACTGCCTGAATTACAGATAAATTCATCCTATCTAACACTTATGGCTATTCTGGAGTATTTAATTGATACACCGGAATGCACAGTAAGTGATGTGAGGCGTGAGGTATTCCACGCTATATCTGTATGCAACAAACTCGAAGAGTATTTTACTGTCGAGGAGGTATAGTCATGGGAATATGGGATACATATGAAAACCGTGTATATGTACAGGGTAAGACAAAACGTGAAGCTGCGCTCTTCCGCACTTCAAGAAGACTTTCTGAAAAACTTGGAGACTCACTCTCCTATCACGGCGTTCTGATTGACGGAGAGGAACGTTCTGTAATTATAGATGACTCTGACAACTTAAATGAAAAAATTATGCATTCTCTGCCAGGTGAAGATTTTATGTGTGGAAGTCTTGTTGAATGGGCTGACAACCATTGGCTTATTACTGAGAAAGATGCAAACAACGAACTGCGAACAAGGGTGAAGCTCCTGCAGTGTAACTTCCTTCTCAAATGGATTGATGAGGATCATATCATTCATGAGCAATGGTGTGTCATTGAAGATGGAACAAAATATCTTACCGGAGAATACGAAGATAAAGATTTCTTTGTTACCAGAGGAGACTCACGTATAGCGATGACGATTGCTCGCAATTCAGATACAGTGAAGTTTTCACGTAATTGCAGATTTCTTATAGACGACCCTGAGTCGTTAAAGATGAATGCATATCTTCTTACAAAGCCGCTAAAGGTTGGAAAAACCTATAACGGTCATGGCGTATACTCTTTCGTTTTGCAGGAAGTGGTATCAACAGATAATGATAATTTCGAGTTGGGAATTGCAAATTATTATTTACATTTTCCTAAGAAAGAAAATTCAGATACCGGAAATAAAGATGATAAAGATAACAACACATCATCAGGAACCGGTAAGAAGGGATGGTTGTAATGCAGTTAGAGGAATTCTACGACTACAAAAATCAGCTCATGGGCGACATTCTGACAAATAAGGATATCGTATCTCTTCTGAATTCTGATATCGAATTAGAGGATGCTGCTGAGTTGGCTTATACACAAGTGTTTCCATGTGAATATATCCCAGATACGGTCGAACATGGCAAAACATTTATTTGCTTCGATGTAGATATACAAGAGGCAACTGCAAATAAGACATTTCTATATCCGGTCTTATACATATGGGTTTTTACCCATAGAAGCAAACTTCGTCTACCTAACGGTGGTGGTGTTAGAACAGACAAGCTATGCGTAGAGATTGCAAAAACGATTAACGGAAGTCGGAACTATGGTCTTGGAGAACTTGAACTATATGCAGTAAAGAGATTTGCTCCGATGACCGACTTCAATGGAAAGCTTATGACCTTCCATGCGAAGGATTTCAACATGCAATACAATCCGAAGAAACCGATACCCGTAAATCGTAAGACGGGATAATGTCAACTTTACATCTGCTCTATCGTGATTCTTACGAAATCAATGATTCCATCCGTATAGTAGTCCCAACGGTCGGACAGGTATTGGATAACGAAGATACTTATTACAATATTGTGTCTGCTATAACAGCTATGCCAATCGATTTCATGGTGCAGCTTGATGACCTTGGGATAGATTTTACGACAATCAATGCATGGCAATTATTTGTACTGCTTTTTGAAAATTTAAAGCAGATGGATAAATATGACCTGAGTCTCGTGTTTGGAGATTTGGATTTATCATGCTTTGAAATTGGAATCAGTCCGCAGAATGGAAAATTCATTATTCGTGATGAAAATCATGACATCACGATTGATCGAGCAATTCACAGCCAGATGGCTTCTGTTCTACGGAAGTTACACCACCTAGAAAAGAATCACAGACGACCTGCTAATGATGAAGCAAAAGAGTATATGTTAAGGCGTGCTCGTGAAAAACTCAAGCGGCATAAAGACCGCAAAGAGGATTCACAGCTAGAATCTCTCATAATCGCAATGGTTAATACCGAACAGTTTAAATATGATTTTGAGGGGACAAGAGAACTTTCTATTTATCAATTCAATGAAAGTGTTCGGCAGGTTATTAAAAAGACCGATTATGACAATAGAATGTACGGTATCTATACCGGAACAATAAATCCAAAAGAATTGAGTCAGAAAGATTTGAACTGGCTCGTTCACTAATAAAACAATAGGAGGAATATTATGAATATCAAAGATATTACTATCACAAGTCTTGAGACAATCTCCGCCTTTGACCTTGTAACTGGTAATTATAGATTCACACTGGATGAACTGCAGAATGCAACTATCGCAAATACTCAGGAATCTACAGAAATTACTGGTAAGGGCGGACGCAAACTGTCTAACCTGAAACGTAATAAGGCTGTAACTATCAGCGGTACAAACGGTCTCGTGTCTGGCGGACTGCTTGAAGCTCAGACTGGTGGAAAATTTGAAAACAAAGCCACTGAAGTAATGTGGACAGACTATCTCACTGTGTCTGGTAATAAGACTGCTACAAAATACAAAGCTATCGGTACAACAGGAGCTGAAATCGAGGCGCTGTTTATTCGTAACGCGGATGGTTCAGTCGGAGAGGAACTCGTACAGGCATCTACGGCTGGAGCAGGTAAATTTACATATGCACCTGGAACAAAAGCTCTTACATTCCACACAGATGTAGCTGATGGCACTGAAGTTATCGTTTATTACAAGAGACGTATCAAAGCTGATGTTTTGGATAATGAAAGCGATGTTTACTCTGAGAAATGCACTCTGTACATCGATGCTTTTGGAGAGGACAAATGCGGTAACGTATATAGAATTCAGTTCTTCATCCCAAAAGCTGACTTCTCTGGAGAGTTCTCTCTTGAAATGGGTGAGAACCAGACTGCTCATGCATTTGAGGCAGAATCTCTTGCTGGTGCCTGCGGTGCTGGCGGTTCCCTGTGGACATACACTGTGTTCGGTGTAAATACAGCTGATGCTGAATGAAGAGCGCAGGCATTGTTCACGAATGACAGTAAAACTATTGTAGATGAAACTACAAAGAGTCTCGTGACGGAATTAGGAAGGTGGGAATAATGCCTACAGCTACAAGAATTTGTAAAGTGTGTGGTAAAGAATATGAATACTGCCACACGCTTAGACGAGTAGATGGTATCTTCCGGTATCAGGATGTTGCGTGTTGTCCCGAACATGGTAGTATCTACCTTGCAGAGATTGAGGCATCACGGGCTGAAGATGCAAATCAAATAGTTCCAAACAAAAAGCCTGCTGAATCGTCTTTGAACTATAGCGACCTCGACGAATGCGACGGGGAAGATTCTTGGTTTGAGGACGATTTCGATGAGGAAGATACAGAGTAACAATTAAATATAGCACATGGCTACATCTTTTTTAAGGTGTAGCCTTATTTTCATGAGGTGATTATTATCGCAAGGACAAAATTTAATGTCGATAAAGACACTTCTCAGCGTACCTATAATGACATCGTATTCGATTCAATTATGGAGATGAAATATTATCGTGATGTGCTTTGCCCTTTAATGGAGAGTGGCGATGTGGTCAATGTCGAGCTTCAGAAGCCATATGAGTTACAACCAAAGTTTAAACACGATGATAAAACAGTTCACCCTATTACTTATGTCGCTGATTTTTTCATCGAATATAGAGACGGATCGCAGGTTGTTATTGATATCAAAGGATGTCCTGACTCAGTTGCAAATATTAAACGAAAGTTGTTTTGGTATAGGTACCCGGATGTGGATTATAGATGGATGACACTATCCGAAATAGACGGAGGCTGGCGTTCTTACGAGTACGTAAAACAACAAAGAGCCATCCGAAAAAGAGAAAGACTTAAAGCAAAGAAAGAGAAAATGGAGGAACAGAATAATGGAAAAAGCGAATAGAATCGACGCAGCAACACTGATGGAAGCCGTTAGCAATATTGCAGAACCAACATCATCATTTGAATGGAATGGTATGGAAGTTGTTGTAAACAGAGTGTTACCTATGAATGTTATGCTCGAATTTGTTGATTATGTTGTTAAAACATGTTTCAGTGAAGAAGGCGAATATATGCCGGAAGTAAAAGACTTTGCAATCAAGAGCTGCTTGCTTGAGATGTATGCTAACTTTGATCTGCCAAAAGATCTCTCGGAGAGATACGCTGCTATCTATAATTCAGATATCGTAGATGCGGTTCTTAATCATATCGAAGGTCGCCAGTTTGGAGAGATTATCAATGCTATCGAAAGTAAGATTTCTAATATGGCTCAGATGAATGTACAGATGGTATATGCTCAGATGAATCGTCTCAATCAGGAATTTGAAAATTTGACAAGCAGCATGGAAAATATGTTTGCCGGAGTGTCTACAGATGATGTTGCGAAGCTCATCAACGCAGTTTCCAATGGAGATATCGACGAAGATAAGGTTGTACAGGCTTTCGCATCTCAGAGCAGAAAGAATAAAGTCGTTCCGATGACAAAAGGGGATAAATAATCATGGCTTCAATCAATATGGAGTCTATTATGGCAAAGGCTCAGGCTCATATGGGAAGCAACGCAGGACAGGCAAAGGTAAATAATATGGTAACCAAAGTTATGCTTGGTAGTATAACATTGAAATCTGGTGGCAAAACACATACGCCGGAAGAAGCTGCTGAAAAATTCATCGAGGTTCTAAGGAACTCAATCAGTAGTTCTGGAATTAGTTCCGATGCTGCATCTGCTATTTCTGAACTGAGCCACTCTTCTGCTGTTCCTGTTGGAGCAAATACATACACAATAGAAATATTCTTTACCGGAGATTTAAGTAGACCATCACTTGCTCCGGGAAGATTTGGTGGAATCAACAATTTAGCTGCACTTTTAAATAATGGTGTGGATCATACCATGAGACCCGTACATGGTATGTGGCATGGTCACGAAACATGGAGTAGAACTGTAATACCAGGTGCTCATTTCGTAGATAATGCTGTAAGTAGTTTTATGGGTAATTACGCGTCTGAATATAATGTCATAGACATTTCTATTGGAGATGCTTTTTCTTAAACACATAGTAAACATTTAGTGAAAGGATTGGTGTATAAGCCAGTCCTTTTCTTTATATTCAAAAGGCGGTGAGATAAATAAATGGCTGACATTTTACTGACAGTCGGCGTGGATACTTCGTTGAGTTATGCTGAATTTCAGGCAGGAATTACCAGTCTGGTTTCTCAGGTCAACGCCAATCCACCGAAAATAAAACTTAAATTTGATGATTCATCCCTGTCTTCTATGAAGAAACAGATTGAATCAATGACTAAGGCTGCGGCAACTGCGAATACGGCGAAGTCAATGGGTGGCTATACCAAGACTAACTCTGGTATCTGGGTAAAAGACACTGCTGCTATTAAAGCTAATACGCAGGCAAAAAATGAAAATGCCAGTGCTACAAAGAAAGCCGCCGATGCGACAAAACAGGCAAAAGCAAGTGAGGATACTTTTGCAGCCGGTACAAAGAAGCACACCGATGCCTTAAATAAAGTCAACACATTACTTGGACAGGTTACTGCCAACACACAGAAATGGACTGCCGCAAGAAGCGGTAAATCCAGTGATAATTATTCTGCATTAAAGGGTCAGATTACTGCGCTTGAAACATTGAAGTCTGGATTGATGAACGGAACTATATCTGCTGAACAGTTCGAGAACTCATTCCGTAGTATCAAATCAACTGTTACTGAGTCTTCTGCTGCAATCAGAGCTGCTGGTGAAAATACCCAAACACTTGGAGATCGATTCGGTGGTTTAGCAACCAAATTCGCATCTTGGTTATCTATCACACAGGTAATCATGACTGCTGTAAGAACTGCAAAGCAGATGGTATCTGCTGCGGTTGAAGTTGAAAGTGCTATGGCTCAGATCAAGATCGTAACGGGAGCCTCTGATTCTCAGATGGAAGCATTCCTCACGAAATCCATTGCACTTGCTAAAGAGCTTGGACAGAGCGTAACTGATGTAGCATCTTCTATTGAAACTTTTGCTCGTCTTGGTTACAACATGAGTGATTCTTCCAACCTTGCTAAGTATGCAAATATCATGGCGAACGTTGGTAATACTGATGTAGAAACAGCAACAACTGGTATTACTTCTATTATAAAGGGATACGAGTTAGATGCTAATGATGCGGAGCATGTATCAGATGTACTTGTTAAGGTCGGTCAGGAATACGCAATTTCAGCGGAAGAATTGATGGCTGCATTCCAGCGAGGCGGTGCTGCGCTCCATGCTTCTGGAACTGACTTTGAAAAGAGTGCTGCTCTTTTTGCTGCCACCAATGCTTCTCTTCAGAATGCAGAAACCACTGGTACAATGTGGAAGACAGTCAGTGCTCGTATCCGAGGAGCTACAACAGAGCTTGAAGAAATGGGCGAAGAAACAGACGGATTAGCCCAGGGTCTGTCTAAGTATAGGGAAGAAATCAAAGCTTTATCTGGCGTTGACATCATGAAAGATGAAAACACATATAAAGACATGTACGACATATTTGTACAGTTGGCTGAGGTTTGGGATAACATGGAAGATGTATCTCAATCTCGTGTCGCAGAGATTCTTGGTGGTACTCGTAATACATCAGGTATTATGTCTACAATCACGAATATCAAAGACGCTATCGGAGCATATTCAAGTGCTATGGATTCTGCTGGTACTGCTACCGAAGCAAATAATGTATATATGGATACCACAAAGGCTAAGGTAGGAGAACTAAAAGCAGCTTTTCAGGAGCTTTCTTCTGATTTTATCAGTTCAAACTTTACAAAAGGAGCAGTCGAAGGTCTTAAAGGTATCGTAGAAGCGATTGATAAAATCGTTGAGACCGTTGGATCATTAGGAACAATTCTTGCAGGATTGGGACTTGCCAAGGTCATCAAGAACGTGGCTTAACCCAAAATCATGGGTTGCTTTTATGGCAGAGGTCGGCATGGTTAAGGACGTACCGTTATGGAGGTATGAGCCAAGACTATGGGTGAGCGTTTTAAAATAAATCACACGAAGGGGTAATTGCTGGGAAACTGGTTAAACCAATCATACTACAACGTAATTGGAAACAATAAGCGTGAATGTTGCGAAAGGCAGAAACAAATGATTGGATGGTATATGGTGATAGTAAGCCTAAGTGCCATGTAGAAGTATTTTCTACGGATAGGATAACATCAGCCGGACGAAGACTCACAGCTTCATCTTCAGAGACTACCCACCCTTTGAGCCGCTACAGCCTAGTGTAGCGACTTTTAATGTATAGTCCTCGTGTAGTGGGAACTTATCTCCTACTTTAAATGTGGTACGCACAATATCTGCGTCGATAAGAAGATATTACTTTGGTTGCCATGTGTAACCGCATTTGGAACAACGGTTTACAGTCTTATTGCTTCCAATAAATCCTGTTATTAGACTGAAACCTCTTTGACCAGTTACGATCTGCGTGGATTTGCAACGTGGACACATTACAGGCGCATTCTTATTGAAGTTAATGTCAATATAATCCATCATCTTCTGATTGACAGATTTACTATTTTCATCCGGTACTACTTCTGCTTCTCCCCTATTTTTAATAATGAAGTCAAGCAGTATATCGGCTCTATCTTTTGTAATACCAGATGCTATTATCGAATAATCTGAATATTCGGATGAATTTTTATTTGTAATGTATGTTTGTGCAAGCATTGATCTTGCTTTGCCTAGCACCCATTTATCTTCAATGCGCTTTACACAATATAAATCTGGTGTTTTATCCACATCTTGTAGTGGGTATCCACACTGCACACAGCATGATGCTTTATCGGATATGCGAGCACCGCATTCCGGACACGTAATAAGTGACATATAATTACTCTCCTTTTCGTTTATCATACCACATGATATTGCCTTTGAAAAGAGTCTGCTATAAAAGGTATCGAAGGAGCAAAAACACTTACAAGCATCATACAAGCACTAGGAACCGCGTTTCCACAAGTAACTATTGCAGTTGAAGCTATGTCAACTGCACTCGCAGGTGGAGCCGGAGTGTTCGGTGCAGTCGCTGCAGGAGCAACCGCATTATTCGGTGCATTGGCACCTCTCGTCGGAATCATTGCACTCGTAGGTGCCGCATTTATTGGATGGAAAATATATGATAACTACATGCAAAAACAGGTTCAAGCTGCTCAGGAAGCCGGTAATGCATGGAAAGAGTCAAACAGCTCCATCGAAGATTATAAAAATAGAATTGTAGAATTAAGAAACCAGTTAGCATCTGGAACTCTTACGGAATCAGAGGCATATCAAGCAAAGTCCGAACTTCTCTCAATTCAGGAATCTCTGACAGATTCATATGGAAGTCAGGCGGATGGTATTGATCTTGTAAATGGGTCTCTGCGTGAGCAGATTGGTCTGATGGATCAGTTAAGCCAGTCAGATGCAAATAAGTATCTAAACGAGAACCAAAAAGGTATCAATAAAGCAACCAAGGAAATGGAGAAAAAGAGAACCTATTACCTTGGACAGTTTTATGATATCGAGGGAGACGAAGCATCAGAAGCTCTGAAGAAAGCAATTAAAAATTCTCAAGAAAAATACGGAGATCTGATAACAACAAGCGAAGGCGTAGGCGGAGAATTACTATTGTACTTTGACGGAGATGCATCTCAGGCTGAAGCTGCGCTGAATGACTTCATGACAGATGTTCGTAATGCATCAGATGAACTTGGCGGCAATTATATGCTTGACGATATTTTCAGCTACTCTGAAAGCAGTCTAAAAAGTGCTAACAAGATACTGGATAAATATCAGGAAGTATATGAACAGGCAAAGGCTGCAGAAATTGCTGGTGATAAAACCGAGTACAAAGACAAAAGTGGAGATTCTAAGACAGCTGCTGAATGGATGCGTGATTATTCTAAGGCGGTAAAAGAATATAATGATGCTCTTGCGAGCGGAGACTCATCCAAAATAGCTGAAGCAAAGACAAACTTTGACGCTGTAGATAAGTCCGTTCAATCACTTCTGGAATCTGATATGAGCGGATACGCTGACTCATTCACTGAAATTAGCGATCAGCTAAACACCGCTGCTATCAGTGCGAATGATTTTAAGGATGCAGTCAATGGTATTGATACGTCAGACGGAGCAAAAGAAATTGCAGATGCGGCGAAGGAACTGAAAGACTTAAAGCTGGATGACAAAGATTTCATATATGCATTTGAAACAGATGGTGTACAGGAAGGCGAAGAACAGATAAATGCATTGGTGCAGGCTGCGCTTGACGCAGGTGTAATCAGTGATACATCTTCCGAGAGCCTGCAGTCACTCGCGAATATGCTTATTGAACTCGGTGTTGTTTCTGGAGAGCCTGTAGAAGGAATGGAAGAAACAACAGCATCTATGTCAGATATGCGTACTGCTGCTGAAAATCTTGTTAATGGTCTTACAACTGTACAGAGTGTTCTTAGTAGTCAGCAGAACGGCAAGTCTGTATCTCTTGCAGATTTCAATTCAGACGAACTTGCAGATTACAGAGGTGCTCTTGAGTATGTCAATGGTACAATGCAGTTAAATGCAGAGAAAGTTCGTGAGATTGCTAAGGCTAAAGCCGAAGAGCAGGTTGCAACAAACAACACGAACAAGGCGCTTGAACAGGCTCAGTACCTTGAGAATGCAAGACAGATTGAACAGTATCGTCAGCAGTTGCAAGACGCAAGCTTCGCAGAAGGAGAAACTGCGGAAAGTATTCAAGCTTCTATTGATGCCTTATTATCCGAAAATAGTGCTATTGCAGATAACTGTGCTCAGTATGATTTATTATCTGCTTCTATTCAGGAAGCTGTCGGAGCATATCAGAACTGGCTGAACGCACAAGGCGCATCAGACTATGGCGACATGGCAAATGATACGGTTAGTGCTATACAGCAAATTCGAGACACATACGACGCAAATTCAGATATATATGGAAACTTTGGCTCAAAGAAATTTGAAGCAGCTGTAGATTTCATCGTTCCAGATTCTGTAGATAGCGAAGACCTTAGTGCAATCGAATCATATATGGCAAATTTCAAAGAATATTTGAGATTTGATGATGACGGAGTTGTAGAGGGACTTGATGTAGATAAGTTCTTGCAGAAATCTGTTGATGCAGGTCTTATGTCATACAGTGAAGACGATGGATTTAAAGTCCTCGGTGGCAAGAAGATGGAGGATTTTGCAGAAGGTCTTAATTTATCATCAGGTGTTGTTCAGGCATTCTTTGATGAGCTTCAGCTTAAAGGTGCAAATTTCGACTGGGGAGATGAAGCCGTAAAGACTATAGGCGATTTAGCTGTAGAAGCTAATGAGGCTGCGGAATCTCTAAGACAGATGGACGGAAATAGCGATTTAAAAATCAAAATGGATGTCTCTGACCTTTCAACGACCGAAGAACAGATAAATGCATTGGATGCAACTATAGCAGAAATGGATGGCGTAAAAGCCAGACCTGACGTAGATGCGTCAAGTATTGATAATGCCAATGCTGTTATTCAATACTGCCTCACTCAGAAGCAGCTTTTATCACAGCCTGATGTAATGAGGGTTGATACATCTCAGGTAGAAGGCGAAATTGGAAACGCAATATCTCTTTTACAGCAATTCCAGAACGCAACAAACGACCTTGAGATTAAACAGAAAGTCGGTGCTGATACATCTGAAGCTGAATCGAAAGTAAATTCTCTGGCTTCTGAAATAGAAGGCATTTCTCCAGATATCAAAGCGAAGCTGAATATTGATTCAACATCGGTTGATTCCATCAAAACATCTATCGCTGGACTATCTGCGGAGACTATAAATGTGAAGGCAAATGTCGATGCGTCGGCAATAGACGGGTATAATCCTGAGTCAAAGAAGTGCGATGTTATCTATGACCCGAAGACAGACTTATTACCAGAATCATTCTCTTCTATCAATCGAACTGTAAACTATATAGCTAATACTGCAAACCTCCCTAGCTCATTCAGTACGATTACACGGTATGTAAACTATGTAAAAACTGGTTCAAATGTAAGCGGTACCGCTCATGCTGGCGGAACTGCGAGAGCTGGCGGAGACTGGGGAACAGCACCTGGCGGCAGCACTCTTGTTGGAGAACTTGGTCGCGAAATTGTTGTAGACCCACGAACCGGCAGATGGTATACAGTCGGAGACAATGGTGCGGAGTTTAGAGATATACCAGCAGGAGCAATCGTATTCAATCACAAGCAGACCGAAAGCTTACTTGAGAACGGATATGTTTCTGGACGGGCTTCTGCTCTAGTTAGCGGTACAGCGATGGTTACTGGCGGATACAAACCATATAAGCCAAGCTCATCTTCTACAAGCAGAAAACCATCTTCTTCATCGAAGAAAAGTTCTGGAAGCTCATCTCGTTCATCCAGAGGTTCTTCGTCATCGAAATCAAGTGGATCTAAATCAAGCTCCTCTTCGTCTGAAAAAGAATTTGAAGAAGTATTTGACCTTATTGCGATTGCTGTCGATAGAGCGACCGAAGCAATAGATAGACTGAAAGTAACTGCTGATAGTGCATTCAAGACTCTTAGCACACGTAATAGTGCATTAGTTTCTGAAATGTCTGCTATTGCAAATAAGATTGATGTAGAGAACAGAGCGTATGAGGGATATATGGCAAAAGCCAATTCTCTCGGTCTGGACGAATCTTGGGCTAGAAAAATCAGAGACGGTTCGATTGAAATCACGACTGTTACTGATGAAGACCTCGCCGATAAGATTAAGGATTATCAGGACTTTTACGAGAAGGCTATTGAAGCGAAGGACGCTGTTGCGGATCTGCACGAAGAAATCGCCAACTTATACAAAGACAGATTCGATAATCTCTCAAACGATTTTGAAAACCAGCTCAGTCTCTTAGAGCATCTCACGAATACGTATGATAATGGCATAGATGACCTTGAAGAACGAGGATATATGGCAAGCACTAAGTTCTACGAAGCAATGCAAAATGTTGAGAAACAAAACATTGATATTCAGAAGAAAGAGCTTGACTCACTTGTTCGGTCTATGTCGGAAGCTGTCAACTCTGGAGAAATCAAAGAAGGCAGCGAAGCATGGTATGACATGCAGAATGATATCAACGGAGTTAAGGAGAAAATCCAGGAATCTGAAACAGCTCTTGTAAAATTCCAGAACTCAATTCGTGAGACAAAGTGGGATAGATTCGATTACTTGCAGGAGCAAATCAGTAACATCACTGACGAGGCGGACTTCCTGATCGACTTAATGGAGAACTCTAACTTATTTACCGATAACGGACAGTTTACTGATACCGGAATGGCAACGCTAGGTCTTCACGGTCAGAACTATAATGTGTACATGGCTCAGGCTGATAAGTATGCAGAGGAATTGAAGAAGTTAAATGCCGAGATTGCAGAAGACCCGAACAACACGAAACTTCTGGAGCATCGTCAGGATTTACTTGAGGCTCAACGTGATTCTATCCTTGCCGCAGAGGATGAGAAACAGGCTATTAAAGACCTTGTTGCTGATGGTATCGAAAAAGAGCTTGATGCATTACAGGATTTGATTGATAGATATACAGATGCTATGGATACAGCCAAGGATCTGTACGATTATCAGAAAAAGGTTGAGGAACAGACATCAGAAATCTCTAAACTTCAGAAACAGTTAGCTGCTTATTCCGGCGACAACTCAGAAGAGACTAAAGCAACCATACAGAAAATTCAGGTTGACTTAGCTGATGCTATGGATAATCTTGAGGAGACTCAGTATGAACACTATATCAGTGAACAGAAAAAGCTTCTCGACAATCTGTATGATGAGTATGAAGCTATCCTAAATGAACGCCTGGATAACATCGATGCTTTAATGGCTGATATGATTAACACTATCAATCAGAATTCAGCCAATATCAGTACCACACTGCAAACACAGAGTGATAAAGTTGGTTACGATTTAACCGCTGCAATGAAGTCTATTTGGACAAATGAGGGTGGCGCAGGCTCCATCATTACAAAATATGGAGAATCTTTCTTAACACAGATGACATCAGTAAATGATGTTATCACAAAAATAGCATACAAAATTGGTGCTATGGTAAAAGAAAGTGATAAGAAGGCTGATTCAACTATATCTTCTGCTACTCCATCAACGAAGACGGATACGTCCGCAAAACCACCTACACAAGCAAATACTCCTGCTAAGCAACCAACCAACAATACTCCGAAATTCAATGAGGATGTAAAACGTGGCGTTGCCGCTGCTATCTGGATTTACGGTTCTAAATCTGGATGGGGAAATGACCCAGACAGAAAGAAACGTCTTACCGCTAAATTCGGAGCATCTAACGCAGCTGCCGTACAGAGCTACATCAATGCTCACGCCAATAATGGAGATTTGTATAGATACTGGATAAGTACAGGAAGGAGCAATCTTTCTAAATATTACTACAGTGCATTTAAGAAGGGTGGTCTGGCTGATTATACCGGAATGGCTTGGCTTGATGGTACGCCTACAGAACCTGAAATGGTTCTTAACCCAAAAGATACACAAAACTTTATTGCCTTGAAAGATGCTATGAGGAGTATCGCAGACGGAAATAATCCTTTGAGCGAACTGTTTGGAGGAGATGAAGGTGCTGCGAATGTGTTATCGCAACTTGCCAAAATTGGTGCGCCAATTTCAGGCAGAGAAACAAATATCGGAGACATCACCTATCAGGTAACAATTCCGATAGAACATGTACAAGACTACAATGATTTTATGAATCAGATGCGTAAGGACGGAAAGTTTGAAAAGATGATTCGTTCTATGACTGTTGACCAGTTATCTGGTGGCAGCAAGTTATCAAAAAATAAATATCAATGGTAGCAATCAGAGAGGCAATTTAATCGTTGCCTCTCTTTCTATTGGAGGAAAAGGATATGAATTTAGATAGAAAAGTCAGAATGCAGGAACGTACAATTCAAAGCCTGCGTGATAAAAACAAAAAACTTGAAAGTGAAAACAAAGCTTTGCATACAGAGAATGCTGAGCTTTCAGATAGAGTCTCCCGTTACGAGCAAATAATCGGAAGTGTAGATTCGCTTCGTAATGAATGGAATAAAAACATTCAAGAAGCTATTGCGTATAGAAAGCAATATAAAGATGCTGTATTTGCAATACGGAAAATACGCAAAGATTATGAGAAAAAATTCAATCAGTTAAATAAGCAATTCAAAGTATAAGTGAAAGGAGGAGGACGCATGGATAGATGTGATTTTACTTTTAGAGGTGAGTCATTGAGCAATCACGGATACATGCTCTGTGAGTTCGATGGTTCTGGATCTGTTGAAAATGTTACAACGGATTCGCAAAGAGAGCTGACATCAATATCAATGTTCGGTGGAAGATACTTTCCTATTATATATTCAGTCTACGACGGTGCGCTTGTAGCGGAGATGTCGATATGCAGACTCGGAAATGACGCCGGAAATGCAATAACACCAAAGGAAGCTGCTGCATTAAAGCGCTGGCTGGAAAGTCCAGTAGCGTCCGAATTCAGAGCCGGAGGTATTGATTATGAAGGCATCTTCTGGAACGGAACATTCAATGTAGAAGAGATTCATTCAGACTCTGTTTGTGTTGGATTTCAATTAACATTCACGGCTACAGCTCCCTTCGGATATAAAGACAAGGTAAATATCAGCGGGTCTGTAGCCAAAGATGGAACTGTAAGTATTGACGATACAAGTGACGACGAGGGATATATTTATCCTGATATCACGATAACTTTGAAATCAGCTGGCGACTTAAAGATTATGAATGAGTTTGATAAAAGGGAGACTGTTGTCAGAGGTTGCTCCTCCGGTGAAACACTGACATTTACTCATCTCCTTCAAATACTATCAAGCAATAAGTCACATGAGCTTGGAGATGATTTCAATTACAAATTTATAAGAATCAACAATGAGTATGGCAATACATTGAACAAGCTGACGTTCAATCTCCCTTGTACATACTCTATTTCATATAATCCGATTGCGAAGGTGGTGATTGCGTGAATACTTCTTTATACGGAGGTCTTATTGAAATAAGTCCTGACGGTCAGCCAATTACACCAGATCTCGTTCTTTCTTATCGTGGCGGAACCAAACAAGGAATTATTCACAATGTCCAATCACTGACGAATGCAAATGCACTTGTAGAAACTGCTGAGATATCCTTTGATGTTTATAAGGAGATCAATGGTGTTGAATGCCAGTTATGGGACGATATTAGAGATTTCAGACTGGTATATATACCACACCTTGATACGTCTACATTCAATCCGTGGTATGAGCTTTCTGTAGAAGTTGATGAAAACGACTGTACAATCAAGCATTGTCAGGGTGTTCATTTACAGGAGGCTGAGCTTGGTCAGCTCACATTAAATGGTGTTGAGATAAACACAGAGGATGATATTGCGAGAGATGACTACTCTCCTACTATCATTTACGACCCAAAGAATCCGGAAGCTTCTGCTTTGGATAGAATCTTAAAAGATAAAGCATCTCACTATACGATTGTTCATGTAGATTCTTCTATCGCAAATCTGCAAAGAACATTCTCATGGGATGGTTCAAGTATAAAAGATGCATTTGATGATATCGCAAATGAGGTTGAATGCTTGTTCGTGTATGGCGAATATACGAATAATGATGGAAAAATACACCGTACCATTTCTGTATATGACTTAAATGATAGATGTATGGAATGTGGTGAGCGTGGATCATTCACAACTAAAGTATGCCCGAAGTGTGGGTCTGCGAATATCAATTATGGATATGGAACAGATAGCGGAATATTTCTTAGTCATGAAAATTTCGCTGGTGATATTACATATTCATCAAATAAAGACAGTGTAAAGAACTGTTTCCGTCTTGTAGCCGGGGACGATTTGATGACCGCAACGATTCGTAATATCAATCCGAGCGGAAGCCAGTATATCTGGTATCTGAGTGATTCTGTACGCTCAGATATGTCAAAAGAGTTACAGGATAAATTGAATGCCTACGATAAAGAGTATGCGTCATATTCAGATGAGAAGCAGATTGATATCCCCTCTACTGCTATCTCAGAATACAACGCACTCATCAACAAATACAAACTGTATGATGACACTCTTGTAAACGTCAAGTATCCTATCGTAGGTTATTCAGCACTGACAGATTTGTATTACTCTGCTTTGAATTTCTATAGTCTGTTGAAAACAACTCTCGCTCCTGCATCTGAGCATGGAGAAAAGACAACAGCTGCTAAAGAACTTACGAAACTTACATCCAGTGCGTTGTCACCACTTGGAATTCAAAATGGAGATATTGCATCTTCTGCTACTGTCACTTCCGCAGTCCAGAATTATGCAAAAGTATTCATTGATACTTCTCTCTACCGGATTACAGCTAAATGTAATATCTACGAAGCAAAGGTATGGAAAGGAACAATTACACTGACAGGATATGCTGATGACGAAGATACAGCAACATCTGCAGAGCTGACTGTATATGTATCAGATGCAACTCCTGATTTCATTAAATGCCAGATTGAAAAGGCAATGAAGAAAAATGAGGTTGATGCTACCGGAACCGTTGCTCTGTTTAAAAAGAGTGAGTCCGAATTCAAACAGGCATTATCTTATTACAGCGTAGATAACCTGAATATTCTTGCAAGTATTGCCCGTGGATGCCTGGATATTCTAATTCAGCAAGGTGTTGCTGATCCTGAAAACGAATTATATACGTCTATGTACTTACCGTACTACAACCGCAGCGTATGGATTCAGGATGAGTTACGAGAGCGTGAAGCCGAAGTTCTGAAATTAAGGGGAACAAGAAGTAACCCTGATGGAGTTCTGGATTATATCGAAAAGCAGAGACAGGCTATTGCAAATAAGCTCGACCTTAGAACCTACCTTGGAGAATCACTGTGGGTAGAATTCTGTTCTTTCCGCCGTGACGATACATACCAGAATGATAACTTCATCTCTGACGGATTATCAGATACTGAGCTTATCACTCAGGCGAAAGAATTTGTTAAAAACGCAGAACGTGAAATCATAAAATCTGCAACATTACAGCATACAATCAGTTGCAACCTTAACAATTTCCTTCTGGTTAAAGAACAAGACGTAGAAGAATCACCAATACCAATCGTAACATTGGATGGCATTCAGATTGTTACTCATGACCAGCTTTATCTTGTTAAAGGAAATGCGACATTCTCTCCTCTTCTGGTTAATTTCGAGGTCGGTAACTGGGTTCACATCGAAATTGATGGAGTGGTATATAAGCTGAGACTTACCTCTTATAAGATTGATTATGACAATCTTGATAAGTTAGATGTGGAGTTCTCTGATGTCACATATGGACTGGACTATATGTCAGATACACAAAGTATTTTGGCACAGGCTCAATCTATGGCTACATCATACTCTATGGTACAGCATCAGGCTAATAAAGGAAACAATGCCAATAAGCAGATTATGGATATGGTTGAAAACGGTCTGAATCTGACAAATAAGAAGATTGTCAATGCAGCCGATAATCAGAATATGGTTGTTGATGAGTCCGGTCTCTTAATGAGAGAAAAAAATGAATTCGGAGATGACTATAGTGCAGAGCAGACAAAGATTATCAATCATGGATTTTATTACACCAATGATGGATGGAAAACAGTTAAGACTGGTCTCGGTAAATACATTTACTATGACCCGGAAACTGGAACGTATAAAGAAGATTATGGTATCATCGCACACAAAATTGTAGGAAATATCATTCTCGGAAACGAACTCGGTATTTACAACACTTCTGGTTCTGTAAAAATTGACCAGAACGGAATGACAATTACTGCAGATGCTGCTGATACAAACAAGGATCTATTTACACTTCAGCGTAAGAATGAAGACGGTTCTTATACGAAATATGTGTATGTAGATGATGATGGAAATATCAAAATCAATGGCAGACACATCCAAATGACAACAAGCGATGACCTTGGTTCCTATATTGATAAGACTATCAAGCAAGAAGCGGCTGCTCTTGTCGTTCAGCTTACCAATGAATATATAGGAATAACCACAGACTCAAACGGTAATGGTGGAAATTTTGCTGACTGCTACACGGACGTTCTTGTATTCTCAGGCAGTACGGACATTACGAAATCATCCGATTTGAAATGGACAATTACTGCTACAAGTGGAATCGAAGGCGAATGGGACAAGACACTTCATAGATATACAATCAAGAATCTGACTACAAATATGGGTGAGATCGTATTTGATTTAATCTATATGGATAAGTTATCTGTCAGCAAGAAATTCCGTATTGCAAAGTTGAAAGCCGGTGCTGATGGCGGTCAGGGTATTCAAGGTATACCTGGTAGAGATGGTGTTGATGGTACATCTTCATATATACATATCAAATATAGTCCGGTCGAGAATCCAACAGACGAGATGCTGACAGAGGTTCCGGCTGCTTATATCGGTATATGCGTAGATACTAACCTCAATGACCCAACAACAGCAAGTTCTTATACTTGGAGTAGATTCAATGGTAAGGATGGAAAAGACGGTACGCCAGGAACGAATGGTCGAGATGGCACAGATAGCTATGTACACTTCGCATATGCACAGTCATCAGACGGTAGCGTAAACTTTAGCGTAGTTGAGTATGAAGGCGCAACGCATATCGGTGTATATACGGACAATATCAAAGAAGACAGTACGGACTATAAGAAATATGCATGGTCTCAAATTCGAGGAGAAGACGGAACAAGCGTAACGATTGAATCTACAGAGGTTGTGTATATACCGAGTGACAACGGTACTACTCCTCCTGACGCTAACTCTATGGCAACCAGCGATGGAAAGATACTTGTGGATCACAACGGAAACGAAATTGCTACGAATAAGTGGCTTACAACAATACCGGAGGTAATCGAAGGCTCTTATCTTTGGACAAGAACAACTGTCAACTATTCTGACGGTCATTCAACAGTAACTTACAGTGTATCAAGACAAGGTATTGACGGTACGGACGGTATTGACGGTATCAATGGGCGAGATGGTAGAGATGGTTCGAGCAACTATGTTCATATCAAATATTCTGCTTATCCAAATCCTACTGATAATCAGATATCTGAGGTTCCATCAGATTACATCGGTATCTGTGTGAATGATGTGATTAAAGACCCAGATACTGCAAGCTCTTACACATGGTCTAAGTTTGCTGGTAAAGACGGGGAAGATGGTATTCCAGGTAAGAATGGATATGTACATTTTGCATACGCAAAAAGTGCAGATGGTAAAGACGGATTCTCAAAATCTGAATTTACTGGCGCTACATATATCGGTGTGTACTCTGACAATATACAAGCTGATAGCGGAAATTATAAGGATTACGCATGGTCTCTTATCAAAGGAGCTGACGGTAAAACTCCTGTCAAGGGAGTCGATTACTTCGATGGAGTGTCGTCATATCTTTGGATTCGCTACGCTACTGATGCAAACGGTACTGGAATGACGCAAACACCATCAAGTGCTACGAAATACATTGGTACTGCGTCCACAACCACTTCTACTGCTCCTACTAAGTGCATACAAGTGGTCTAAATATGTCGGTGAGAATGGAACTGCCGGAGAAAATGGATATGTCCATATTGCATACGCAGATTCTGCCGATGGAAAAACCGGATTCGATACAACTGTCGGAACCGACAAGAAATACATCGGACAGTATACAGATAACATCGAGGCAGACAGCACCGACCCATCAAAGTATACATGGACTCTTATTAAAGGAAGCGATGTAAAAATTACTTCTACGAAGGTAGAGTATATTGCAACAACTGAGAAAAGCACTACACCTCCTGAATCAATAGAGCTTGTTACAAGCGGTGGTTTATCTCTCGTGGATAACTCATCAAGAACATTCGTAACTAACAAATGGTCTGATACAATACCTGATCTCACAGACGGTATGTATTTATGGACTAGAACAACCGTTCAGTATTCTGACGGGAATTCTACAGTTACGTATACAAATGCAAAGCAGGGAGATGTCGGAGTTGCAGGAAGAACATACTTCCTTGAGGTAGATACATCTACTGTAAAGATTGATGGAAACAATATAATCACGCCTGACACTATTAAAGTCAGAGGATATTATCGGGATGGAGATGCCGACAGAGAGGTTTATCCATGCCGTTTTGTTATATCTAAGACTTATAGCGATAACCGTACCGAAGAAGTTCTGAGTTCTACGGGTAATGTTGCGGAGCAGAGCTTTACTATCTACGGAGAAAGCGAAATGCCTACATTCTATACGATAGAAATGCATAAGGCAAACCAGACTCCTACAGATGACAACATGCTCGACATCCAGACAATACCGATTTTAGTAGATAGCTCAAACATGCTTATCGGAGCGAGAAACTTATTGAAGAAATCGAACCAGCTCGAAGGTTGCCATTACTATGGAACAGACGGCGTATATTCTATTTCCGAAGACGAAGTTGATGCAAAACGAGTAATCAAGGTTAAATCCGGAACTGGGTCTAATGCGGCTAAAGCGGTTTACTACGAAGTGTATACCGACAACTTAGTTGCTGTAGAGCTTGGTACGAAATTGACTGTATCTATGAATGTATACTCTCGTCAGAGTACGACAATCAATGTGTGTCTTGCAAACACAAATGGTGTAATGCAAACAACAGATATGCAACAGATACAGCTCACATCTGGATGGAACAAAGTTTATACAGTTCTGACTTTGGAAGATACAGAGTTTGATCTTGTATCGGATGCTCGTGACAACATCGTTACATCGTCTGGTCAGCTTATCTCTACTGGTAGCGTAGGTATTACTTCTAACGTACTTAGAATCACTGACAACATGAACAATAATGACTACTATGCAATCGACTATATTCAGTTGGAAAAGGGAAATCGTCCTACAGACTACTACCCTGCTCCGGAAGATTTAACCGATTACACGGACAAAATTACTGGAGATATGTCAGAGGAACTGAAGAAAATCATTTCCGATGTTATCAATAATGTGGTTGCAAATAGAAAGGATTTCGATGACTTAGTTGGTGAGGGTGGTCGGATTGAAGAAATACGAAAAAGCAGCGTTACTACACAACAGCAAGTTGATAAGGTTCAGACTGATGTCAATACGTACATTGTTCGTGTAGATGCTATAGACGGCAGAATTGAAAGTATAGAGCAAACGACCGAATGTTTCTCTATGGAAGATGCCGGACTGCGTATTACAAGAAAGATTTCAAGTCAAGACCCATCTATGCAGTTATCTATGCTGTTGAGCGAGCAAAAGTTAAGTTTCTACCAAGGAACAGACGAAGTTGCTTATTTCAGTAACAATAAACTGTATGTAACGGATGCTGAAATCTTAGACAGATTACAACTTGGAAAGTTTGCCTTTATCCCACGTTCAAATGGTAACCTGTCATTTAGGTACCTTGGGGGGCAATAAATTCTTAGCCATAAAGGAGGTGATATTGTATGGCTTTAAGCGGAAGTTTTACGACCGGTGGATACGAAGGAAGATGCTGGAAATTCAGCTGGACGGCTTCGCAAAATGTTGGTGCAAATACATCTACAATCTACTACACCGTCGAAGCTATAGGCGGTAGTGCCGGATGGTACATGACGGGACCCTGTAAGGTAGTTGTTGCTGGAAGCACAGTTTATAACAACACTGGTCGATGGAAACAATATAAAGGAAAACTGTGTAGTGGTTCTGTCACTGTAAATCATAACAGTAATGGTACGCAATCTTTTTCCGCAAGTATCTCTAGTGCTATTTACTATTATGCGGATGGTACAGGAAATGGAAGCGGTAGCTGGTCTCTTGATATCATACCAAGAGCATCGCAGCCTTCAGTAAACAACTGGCCTTCAAGCGTATCTTCGGTAAACATGGGCGACCAGATAATCATACATATGAATAAGAAAGCGAGCTTCACACATAAGGTCACAGCTACATTCGGAAATAAGTCTGAAGTCGTAACGAACTCTTGTGTGGATAACGTAGTATGGAATGGATTTACGATAGCAAAATATGCTGGTCAGATACCGAATGCGACAAGCGGAACATTGACATTCACTGTTGATACGATGAATGGAGGCACAAAGATTGGTACGAAAACTGTGTCAGTTACTGCTTATCTCCCAGCATCCGTAGTTCCTACATGCAATATTGCATCGCTCTCCAATACGAATAATACATTTGGATGTTATGCGAAGTTGCTTTCTGGGGTTAAGGTAAAACCTACTGCTTCTGGTGTGTATGGATCGTCCATTAAAACACTGAAAATAGCGGTTACTGATATGTCAGACAAAACGGCATCAAGCGGAACAGAGTATACATTCGATGCATTTACGAAGACCGGAACAAAAGTTGTAAAAGTATCTGCTACCGATAGTAGAGGTCGTTCTGCATCTGTTGCATTAGATGTTACTGTAGTCGATTACAGCCTTCCATCCGCTTCTATCACAGCATCTCGTGGTACTGGAACAACTACCAGTAATTTCGTATCAGACGATACCGGAGACCATGCTAAAATCGTTGCCAAAGGTTCCGTAAGTAGTATATCCGGCAACACGCTTACTCCTGTTCTACAATACAGAATTGCAGGGCAATCCGCATGGACAAACCTAGATATTAGTGCAAGTTCATTATCTCTTAATGACACTCGTGTTATCGCTGTTTCGGACACTGAAGCATACGATATCAGAGTTATCATTCGAGATAAAGCAGGTCGTGAAGCCATCGCTACAATGACATTATCAAACGGCTTCGCAACTATGGACTATAAAGCTGGTGGCGATGGTATTGCGTTTGGGAAAACCGCTAATCGCTCTGGTTTTGATTGCGCTATGCTGATGCGTATTTTTAAAGGCGTAAATCTAATGAATGAAAATACGCCTGGTGGATATGGATGGTCTGATTGGTACTATAACAATAATGGAACTCAAGGAAAACGTGGGCGCATCTATGCAAACTCCGATGGTATACATATCAAAGCAGAAAACGGAAAAGGATTCCTTGATGGGACATGGAGCGGAACCCTATCAGATGTCCGCATGAAACGAGATATTGAACCGATAGCAAAGGAAATTATCCTAGCTGTCGGGGAAGTACATTTCAAACAGTTTAGAATGTCAGCACCTGACTACGACCATGATGAGTTATGTGTTGGAATTCTAGCACAAGATTTGAGAAATGCATTCGCTAGGCATGGAGTTGAAGATAAACTCCTGATGCTTGGAACAAGAAAACTTAATCCTGATGATGAAGATGAGTATTACTGCATTGAGTATACTCATTTTTTATTGGTCAGAATTCTATACGATGAACTGCAAATGCAGAGTTTCAACGAACGTATAGAAAAACTCGAAAAGAAATTAGGTATATAAGAGGAGGAATATACTATGGCAAATACAACAAGAATTAAAGACCTTTCTGCTGTTACTTCTGTCGCTGATTCTGATGTACTTCCAGTTGACGGTGCGAACGGTACTAAAGGTGTGACTTTCGACAACCTTTCCACAGCTATACTGAATAAGCTGACACGTAAAACTTTCGGTCTGGATCAGGGAACAAAGTCTCTGCCGGATGCAGTAAATGAACTGTACAAAGGAGCTGCTCGTAATAACGCAGGCGGTCACAACTCTATTTTCAGAGGTAAGAACTTAGGTACATCTTACACATCTGCGATGTCTAAAGCTATTCAGGCAGGTACATTCGATGACCTGTATGTAGGTGATTACCTTACAATCAATGGTACTGTATATCGAATCGCCGGATTCAATCTTGGAAAACAGATTGGAGACAACGCATCTATGGGTAACTGCATGTGCCTCGTTCCTGACTCTGCTCTGTATAGCGCACAGATGCACAATACGGATAGTGGTCAGTATACAGAAGGTTCTGCTGCAAATACAACAACCGGTGCATATGCAAATTCTGATATGAGAACCACCAACCTTGCACAGGCAACTCAGAAGATTGTAAACGACTTCGGTTCTACTCATGTAATGTCTTACAGAGATATCCTGCCGAACGCAACCGCTAACGGACAGGCTTCTGGATGGGCTTGGTATGACTGTAAAGTTGAACTGATGTCTGAGGTTATGGTGTACGGAACAACTGTATGGGCTAATAGCGGATATGAAGTTGGATGTATCAACTCTCAGTTCCCACTGTTCGCTCTCGCTCCTGAATATATTCACCGTCGCTTCGCCTATTGGCTCCGTGGTGTTGGGGGTGCGACTTACTTCGCTATTGTGACCAACTCCGGTCTTGCGTACTGCTACGGCGCTTCTAATTCTCTTGGTGTTCGTCCGTTTTTCTTCGTTAATTAAAGGTTAGCAAGAAATACATAGCAATATCTTTAATCCCATCCCACCTTTAGGTGGGTGGGTAATACGGAGGAAATGATGTCGGTACTGAAAGCAAATAGAAAGCCATCTCCATTCGAGGTTGAGCATCATGCGTATAAAGTAAGAACTGTTATTACAGACCTTGCTTTGCGACAGTTTGGTTTAAAGGAATATGAAGAAAAACCTAAGCCAGACGCATACGCAGGATGGAGTCAAAATCAAAAGGACGGTTATGATCGCAATATTGCTAAGCGCAAGGAGCGATATGAAGCTTTTATAGAATGGTTTATACCAGATGAGCAGAAAGCAATTATACAAATTACCCGTGATATGGTACATGAAATTTTTCTAGCTAATGAAATTAGTCCGCAATTCATTAGTGAGTGTGATGAACGCAGAATACATCAGGACTTAGCTCTTGGTCACTGCGAGAACTTAATTCAAGAATTACAGTATATCATTACCACTCTGCCTGTCAATATAGAAAAATATGAAAATATCACAAATATGATTATACAAGAACAGGCGTTAATCAAAGGTTGGAGAAAATCTGACAACAAAATTCGTAAGAGTATTTTAAACAGAGAGAAAGAATCTGTGAAAGCATAAGAAGAATAATCCGGGCAATTTCTGTATGTTTGTGCCGTTTAGTCGCTTCAACTATTGGCTCCGTGGTGTTAGGAGTGCGACTAACTTCGCTAATGTGAACAACAACGGTAATGCGAACAACAACAACGCTTCTAATTCTAATGGTGTTCGTCCGATTTCTTCCACTTGTTTAACTATGCTATATGCAGATACAAGAAACGAAGAAAGGAGAAATTGTCCGTGTGCAGGAATGCACTAAAAGACAAAGGCGATGCAATTCGTTACGACTGATTGCTACAAACGTCAAATAATTTTGGAAAGAAATGACTGATACAAACACACAATTTGAAGATGAGTGTGACGTTGTATATAATC